GCCTGGTCTTCTATCTTCTTTTTAATTTCGAAGCCAAATAACTGCATGTTTCACTTTCTTATAATATTATATATCGCTTAGCCGATTAGACCGGTATTACCACCATCTATTTCGAACCAATCGTATGCAAATGTGACTGAGAAGTTTTCGATCTGGTCTGTCGAATCCCAATCAAGGTCAATGGTTGAGATTTCCGTTGGGAAGATACCATTGAACTTGTATCTGCGAAGCTCTGCGCCGTCCTTACCATACTGAGTTACCAGAGCAGTCGACTTGTAGTTAGACGGCGATGAGTCAGCATTGAGGTTAAGGTTAGTTTGCAGCGAGTTGATTTGGTTGTGCCACTGTTCCATTGTGTGACGAATACGGAAGTCTTCGTCGTTCATAACCGTAACAGCCCATGTGTCGAATGTACGGTCACCAGCAATCTTGATCTTACGACCGAAATATGGAATTTCGATTGGGTTGATTGTTGATGAAGGAAGGGTTGTGGCACGAATCAAGAACGGTGCGATTGCATCTGATTCGTTGTTGACTGGGTTTGTCAGTTCAACTCGGAACAGGGTGGGACGAGCCCCACCCAGCGCCAGACCTGCTCTCATCTCGTTGATATTAAAAGCCATTTATTGATCTCCTTGTATCTTTATTTATCTCTTAGCCAACGATCTCGGAGAATTCAATACCGCTTCTCACAGCAACAAAGTTCAGCTGGATGAAGTTGATCGAACGTGCTGGCTTCACGTAGATGTCGCCAACGAAGCGGTTCGAGTCAATAACCTCTGCTGTATTGTTTGTACCGTCACAAACTACCTTGAAGTCTGTAATACCGCGGCGACCCTGAACATCCCTTAGGAATGGCTCAACGAGGTTGCGGAACTGTGTACGTGTGAATTCGTCGTTGAATTCGAACATCAGCGACTTAGCAGCACGAGCAATCGACTTTTCAAGAACGATGAAGAGACGACGAACATTGATGCGATCGAATGCTGATGGCTTAGCAAGTAGCGTCTTGTCACCAAACAGAATCGTACCTTCACCTGGTGAAGAGATTACTGGGTTGATGCCGTTCTTGTAAAGAAGATCTCTTTCAGCCTTTGCAGGATTGAAAGCGAGCTTGATTGAGTTACGGATCTGACCGCGGTTCGTACCAGCTGGCGAATACCATGGATCACGTGAGTTGTCTGTAACAACGCACACACCAGCAATATCACCGTTCAGTGGAACCCAACGGTTAACATCGTTGTACTTGTCGTACATGTACTTATAACCCGAATCCATCACCGCAAATGATGAAGAACGAACTGAGTTACGGAAGTCGACAATGTTCTGAGCCGCTGCAGTTGTCTGGTTAACAACGTCTGCCTTCTGAGGCGAAACGAACACTACGCAGTCCTTACGAACTTCTGCAATGTTGTCGATCAGATAGTTGGCTTGCTGTTCGCCATTCGTACCACCAGCTGGCGACATCCCTGTTAGAAGTAGGGAAATATCTACTTCTTCTGCCGAAGCAAACAGGTCATATGCACGAGCTGTGTCAGCAAATGGAATTGACGTTTCGTCGTTATCAGTCCCACCCACAAACGAGATAGTCGAAGGACGAGAGTTTGTCGATGAAGCAATAGCGCTTGCAAGTGCTACTGGAGCATTTGCATTTTGAGAAGCCCACCAAACATACTGTGACTGCTCGTTGAGAACTGTCTTAATGTAGTTTACCGAACCATCTGAGTTCTTAGCGTCCTGCGCACGCGACAGACCCTTGTAAACTTCAAGAACTGTACCAGGCGAGCCTGTGAAACCACCATCTTCATCAACAACAACTACGTGAACTTCATCACGAGCTGATGTGTTGCCCGTAGTCGTTTGCGACTGGAACAGCGATGTGCCTGGAGCCGAATCAACCTGGTTGAAGTATTCCCAGTAGCGTGTAACAGCGTTAGCTGAAACAGCAGTTGACAGTTTCAGAGGAGCGTCAAACGTGATTTGGAATGTTACCGAATCACTGTCTGCAACTGCAGCCGAACCAGTGCCTGAATCGCCAGCTGGGTTAGAAACACCTGCAACAAAGAATGCAGTCGAGTTAACACCAGCAACCGTAGCTGTTACGTTATATGCAGTTGTAGCATAGCCAGTAATAATTACCTGATCACCAACGTTCAGACCTGAAGACTGTGCAGTTGGGGCAGCGTATATCAAAGCAGTGGTGTTTGATGAAGCGACTCCGGTAGCAAGTGTATAGTCAGTACCGTTGTTAGCACCTGTAACACCTGTGATCTTAAGCGTCTGCTTGCCGATTGATGTGTTACCAACTTCGATGATATCGCCAGCTGCTAGAAGAGCCGCAAGACGAGTTGCTTCTGTGTTAGCTTGTGCTAGAGTAACACCAACACCGTTTGTGTTAGAAACGGCAACCGTAGCTGTGTTAGATCCAACCGCAAGTGTCAGAAGTGAATTACGATAGCTCGCCTCGCCAGCAAAGTCAACAGATGAAGAATAAGCGTTTACCGAATCACAGACAGAAATCTTAAGCGAGTTGCCGAGTGCGCCAGGATACTTAGCGATGAAATCGATGTCAGCATTGAATGTGCCATCCTTAGTATCGTAGTCATCCGTATTCTTGATAGTTGTTGAAACGTTTGCAATACCACCAGCTCCTGTGTTCGCAATAGCAGAAAGCACAGTAGTTGTGTTTGCAGCACGCGAAACGTAAAGCGCGTTTGAGTAGCCAAGGAAGCTAGCTGCTGTGAAGAATGTTTCTGGATTGATAGAAGTTGGTTTACCAAACTTTCTTACCAGATCGTTTTCTGAGGTTACAAGCGAGCGAACGCCAACTGGGCCCCAGCGAAACACACCAGCAATAGCGCCTACAGTCGTGGAAGTTGCAGGAACTACCGTTGTAAGATCGATTTCTGAAATGTTAATGCCTGGGCTTACTTGGTATCCACCACCACCTGAACCAAAATTTTGTACCGCCATGTTAGTCTCCCTTAAGAAGTTCTTATAGTTTAATTGCGTGTCATATTTATAAATTAATAGACTACAGTGTCATCAGCTGCTCAAACGAAGCTGTCTCAGATGTTACTTCTAACACCTGTGTGTAATCATCATCATGGCCTTCGCTGAGGAACCCGAAAGGAGTCAATTCATTTTCCATATCTTCCTCAGATTTTTCTCTGAGTTTGAGCAATGTGTTAATGTCAGTTAAATCTTTGAAGTATTGTTGATCCGACATCCAAGCAAACAAGACGAGACCCATTACAAGGTCATCGTTACATCCTGGCTCTGCTTCGTAGGAATGCCCCTTCTTAGAAAATCTGGACAATTCGTAAATAGTGTTGTGATCGTTGATGATCAGTTGATGCTGCTCAACAAGTAGCTTCAACATAGAGCAGCCAATTGCTTTTACAGTCTTTGTTGTTCTCACTCCTCGCTCGGAGTTCTTGAATCCACTAGAGATTCTCTTCCCTCTTGCACCAGCATTCTCTGTGTATACGAGTAGTTCGCTTTCATAGTCATAATGAAGTGAGTCTGCTACCTGAGCGCCTACATCATTAGATTCGACTAGAATAACTGCATCGTTATACATCTTAGATATATTATGTATGGTTCCTGCATAATCAAGCGGAGTGATCATGTTGTTTTTAAAAACACATACTTGCTGATACGGCATTATTGTAGTATCAATGACTTGGAAGGCAGAATAGTCTAATCCCTTGCCTCTAGAAACGTCTACTACTATGACGTATTTATGATCCTTTTCAGGCTTATAGAATTGGCTCAGACCACCTTGCTCTGCGATAGGAATTCGAGCAACAAGAGTCTTTAAGCAAGCACCAGAGATCAGCGTGCCAGATGAACCCTGGAATGCACATTCGAATTCCTGAGCGAACTTCTCATAGTCGAAGTCCATCGCGCCGAGAGTTTCTTTGTGCCACGCTTCTCCACGACCTGGAACCTTTTGCCAAGGCACTTCAACATACTGATAGCCGTTGGTTCCGTTCTTAGCACCCTCACATGTCTTATAGAAGTGATTGAGGCCATTGGGAGTGGAGGTGAATAGAATCTTGGTAGTTTCACCTGATGAAATCGTTGGGAAAACCGAAGCGAAGAACTCGTCCCAGTTCTCAACGAATGCAGCTTCATCGATGTACAGAAGTGAGATAGACTTACCACGAATCGCTGATGAGCTAGTCGCAGCTGCAATAACCTTACAACCATTTTCAAGAGTGATCGAGCCTTTGTTCCACTCGTCTACACCTTGCTGCAACCAATCAGGCAGGGCTTCATAGGCCAGCTTAATACGATCGAGGATTTCACGAGCAGCGTCACCCTTGTTGGCAAGAAGTGCTACTGTCTTGTGATCATTGAAGAGAATATAGTGTAATATAATCGCAGCCGCTGTAGTGGTCTTACCAGCCTGGCGAGAGGTGACCACCGTAACACGGCGGTTGTTAGTGAGCTTAACAATGATGTCTTTTTGGTAGTCATATAGCCTTATCGGAATGAATCCGTGATCAACGTGAACAATCTTGATGTACTTCTCTGCGAAGTAGATAGGATCCTGAGCGCACTTAAGCCACTCCTGGAGCATCTCTTGCGTCCACTGGAGTTGCTTTCTCGACTTCTTCAGTAGTGGGTTACCGTTGTAACCCCTGTCCATATTAGGTATCACTTGACTTCAGATCCTGTAGCATCTTCTGCAGCTCTGCTGTCGAGCCCACAAACAAATTGTTGTTGACGGTCTTATTTTCATCCGGATTGGGTTGGTTGCCTTGCAGCTTCTGTTTCTTGATCTGAAGGTCCGCAATGCCTGAGCTTACGTCTGCAAATGTTTTGATAAGAGAGTTAAGGACTTCATAAGCCTTCGGATGCTGAGACTGCTGAGCAATCTGGATCATATCCTCTACCGCAGCTTGGCTCTTTACGACCGCATCATAAAGATTCTCTCTTGCGAAATCAAGGTCATTTTCCTGTTGACCTTCATCGCGTTTTGGGGGATACTGGGTTATATCCCTATAAGGAGTAATAGGATTCAAGCCGAGAGCATCATCAATTTCTGACATCACATGTTCTCCGTGAAGTCAATCAGGAAGCCGTAGTTATCGGACGCCTTGATATTACCAGGCGGAACAGAAGCTGCAGCGTTTGATGTCGGGGATCCATTAGCCAGCAATCCAGGCTGAACATTGATAGTCACAGCAGGTGTGTTCAATGTGTTAGCAACAATCTCTTGGCCTTTGGCAGGGATTCTGATATTGACGTCAATGTCCTTAATGATCTCTGCCTTACGTGTCGGACCAAACAAGTAGCCCTTTACAGTAAACGTCAGAGTGTGAATTAGAGCTCTACGTTGAGTGAACTCTCCCTCATATGTATCTTCTGTTGAAATGTCGTTGAAGATGATCGGGATGTCATACTTACCGTTGATATCAGGCATCAGGTTGACAGTAGCCGTCCACTCTGGTGTGAAGTAAGGTAGGATCTGCTCAATAATCTTTGTGCCATCTTCTGCATTCTTCACCATGAT